TGGAGTAAATATTCTATCTACTTTCCACGTATTATGCGAAGTTTCAAATTGACTCTTAATATAATATAATATAGAAGGAGCATTATGTTCTTTTTTATTATAAACCGAATCAGAATACGAATATTGTTCTACAAATTGCTGAGCATTATTTAATCCACCATTCACCAATAATAGATCATCACCAAGGAATTTGTACGAATACAACCTTGATCCATTATGAGTAATATAGTTTACCGTACCATTTGTTACAGAAGTAAATGGATTATAGTAATTTTTCCATTCGTTTTCTGACAACTTTTCCCAAATATTAATTCCGTATGAGCTAGTCTTAATTATAATCGTTCCAGTTTCGCTTACTTCAAATCTTCCTCCATCGAGTAAAGAATTAATTCCAGTCGTTATTGTTCGAGTATAATCGCTTGACAATGTTCTTTCAATTCTTTCAAATTCGATATGAGTAAGATCTTTATCATAAAAAGAAATGTGCGAAAATGCTATATTTCTATAAAGATAAAACTCCGAAGTTGAACTAATACCATGAACTGGACTCCTTTGATCTACATCATTATCATCAATTAATATATCTACTGATTTTGATCTTTTAAATCCATTAAGAGAATAACGTAAACCAGTAATTACCCTTTCTGGATTAACATTGTTTAACTCTCCAATTGTAAATTCAATTACAAGATTATTCCACTCATTAATTTTTATTTCATCGTCGAAATATTCGTCACTAAATAATTCTCGAGGATTATTATCAATAATAACATTAGAGTCTATCTTATCTAAAAATACAGGATAGTCAACCTTTCCAGATTCTTGTGAAACAACTTGAAGAGTCCTCTTATTTGTTAATGGATTATTTAAAATACGTAGAGTTACATTACCTATTTTTAGTATATTGGTAACATTATTAAATAAATCTTTTGCATTAAAACGAACAGCTAAACTAAATTTAGAATCGATATCAAATCCAAGACCATTACCCGATGTATTAGTAATACTATCAAAAATAACACCTCTATCTACAGACAGCGTATCAACTAAGTTGGGTGAAGTAATTGTAATAGACTTATCTGTTGATTTCCATTCCCCTGTAGCCAATTCTTTATTAAGATTAAATTCTAAATTAGGTATAACAGATGGAGTATTTACAATAGGTAAACTTGTATACTGATTGTTTGACCAATAACCATCATTGCCTATATTATATACATGAATAACTTGAGCAATATCAATATTATTTAATGTATGTGTTCCAACTACTATTTGAGAGTTGTTAAATTTAATATGTGCAAAATCAGCAGCACCTACATGTGTAGCTGGAAGATTTAATTCTACAGTTTGGTAATATTCATAACGATAATATTCATTTTGCTTAAAGATGACAAGTCGAGATGCATTATTAACTGGCTTATCTAAAAGAATAAGATGCGTATCATCAACAGCATAATCTAAAATATCCCACAATCTTTCTCCATTGTATTCAGTAGTGTCGCCAATAGTAATATCTTGCCACGGTATATATCCACCATTATGTTTATAAAATATAGACATATAACCTCTATTATGTAGAGTAAAAATATGATCATCGTCCTTTTTAATATTATCGCAGTGCGGTAAAATAGGAAGACTTAGATCACCTTGTCTACTTCCGCTATTCCATACTACTCCTATATCGTAAGGATTAACAACGGAAATATCATCAACCCAATCTGTATAATATATTACTTTATTAAAAGATTTAATTGCCCATCTATAAGTTGAATCAGATGGATTTTTTTCTGCAAGTAAAAATGAATTTATATTAACATCAATAGCAACTTGGTATACCTTTACTTGACCTTTATCTGTACCGAGTTGATCATTTCCAGGAGCACCAACAGCAACGCGTGTACCAGTGCCATTTAAACTAACACTCGAACCAACATTTTCTGTATTACTATATCCGTTAATATCGTTACCAACTCTTTTCCAAGTATTATTTGCATAATAATATACTCTTACTTGACCAGTGTCATTGCCATTTTCATCATTCTTTGGTTCACCAATTGCAATAATATCACCATTGGTATTAAGAGAAACACTTGATCCGCTTGCTCCAGCAACCTGTTCACCTAAGATTGTTTGTCCTAGTTTAACCCAAGTATTTGTATTATCTAACCTATAAATCTCAGTCTCTCCTCTGAAAGATGTATTAGTTCCATCTCCAAGAATTCCAATAGCAACTGTTTTACCATCATTGCTCAAACTTATTGGGATAATAGACTTATCATCAGAAGCCGTAAATGTCAAATCTCTACCAACTTGAATCCACGTAGTAGTGTTTTCTTTATTGTAATATGCTCTTACACACATTACAATATTTCCAAAGTCATTTACCTTATGTGTTCCAACAACTAATGTACGACCATCATCACTCAATCTAACAGTATTTCCGCTTAAAGGATCATTGTTTATTTCAGAAATGTTACTTCCAACCTGTGACCAACTTGATCCGCTCCACTCATAAACAGCAGTTTCATTCGATTGTCTATCAGGTCTTCTAAATCCAACAATCTTTCCACCGTCTTCTAATAATATTCCTCCACCAGATTGTAAACCAAGATCAAAGTCTTTATTTGGAAATGCTCCTGAGCCAAAGGCTACACGATCACCTACTCCATTTAAACTAACACTCGTTCCTAATTTACTATCATCATTTGATCCAATAAATGATGTACCTCTTTGTACCCAATTAGATCCAATTAATTCATAGATTTTTACTTCTCCAATTAAACTATCACCTGATTTATTTTGCGGAGCACCAATCGCTAAAACTGTACCGTCAGCGTTTAAGCTAATATCACTTCCTAATAAATCTCCTGCACTATCACCATCAATATCGTTACCAATTTGTACCCAAACTTCTGGAGAACCTGTTAATTGATAGACTCTTACGTGACCAGAGTTATTACCATTTCCATCATTTTTCGATGCGCCGATTGCAAGTGTTAAACCATCTTCGCTTAGTGCTGTTACTCCGCTTAAGTCACCAGTACCTTCACCGTATATTGTTTGACCAATTTCAAGATTGTTCGGACCATCAAATGATTCACCATCAGATTCATAAAATCTTAAATCATCTTGTGTAAATGTCTTTAAAGTTGGATCATCGGAATGAATATAAACAAATTGTTCATTAAACTCAATAAGCGTTTTTTGCCATTTGCCATTAATCGGTTCATCAAATGGGGACAAAAACGATTTCATATAATCGTATCTATCACCTATTAGTGTATTTAAACCAACAGTTGTTTTATCAATAAAATTATAAAAATCATATGATTCACCATCAGAATTAAGTTCAATTCTCGGTTGATTTGTATCAATGAATGATCTACCGATTTTTTGTGTAGTTTTATTAAAGAATAGCTCGTGTGAATGAAGCTGTTGGTAATTATTTGATAAAGAAAATAATGGTTGGATCTCGCTATTTTCTCTATCAAATCTTGGTAAAGTACGAATAACAAATGAGTGTTCATTAGTATCGATAGAAATATCTTTATTATCCCCAATATTTCCAAATTCGATAAAGGCACTTTTTCCATCAACCTTTACCAATTCTTCAAATTCATTGAATGCCGCACCATCATGAAAATAGCCTCGCACTACATTATCTAATATAGTTGAATCCCAAGTTTCATTAATTGGATTTAGGTCTTTCTTTGAATTAAGATCAAAAACTAAAGATTGAATATTGGGTACTGTGTCATAAAGAACTACTTCTTCAGCATTAACAATTACACCTGTTCCTAATATTTGATCTAGATCATTTTTTACGTTGAATGGTGTATAATTATATTCTACATCTAAATCTTCAAATTCTATAGATGCGCTAATACTACGTGTAAATGTATTATTCGTTGGTTTCCAATCTCCTGAAGAAAGCTCAAACAGTTTCTCCTTTGGATAAGATACTTCTATAATTTCATCAAAGAACAAACGGAAAAACGTTGTAATACTTTCTTCCGACCCCTTTAGCGCGTAATATTGGATAATCTTTTTGTACAATGATATTCTATCCATCACTGAAGAATCTGGAATATTTTTGGCAATTTCTCCTTGAATACCGTCTAAATATTTAATAGACACTTTATCGATATCATGCTCATCAATAATTCTATTCGTCTCATATGTAGGAAGACCTTCTGTATTGAGATAATCATAATACTCCTTTATTAAATTAATAAAGGTTTCTGAACTTTGTCTTAGTTGTCCAGGAATGAGTTCTTCAACGCGAAGAGATTCAGTATTATGCGGTACAGTAGCTTGTGGAGCAGCGGATGCTATAGAAATATGAGACATATTTTATGTATTATCAGGTCTGTGTCTTAAAAATGGTGTATATTCGTTAACTCCAGATGAACCAGATACTGCTATTGTGTCAACTTCTGGTGTAATCTGAGTTCTTCCAATATCAATTGTAAGAAGCTTATTTCTTTTTGACACAATATCATTCGATGCTGGAGAAACATATATATTTATAGTCTCGGTTTTATTAAGTGGGATATTATCAATAGATACTGCTCCAGTATTAGTATTAATAGTTCCTACATTGTTAAATAATATTCGTTTAATTCCATCTGCTCCAATAGAATATGCATATATTCTTCTCTCAAAATCAGAATCAACTATTGGTGTGTCTTCCAATTGAAGAGTTACTCCATTATAAAGCCAAGAATCTGAATATAATACTGGTTCTTTTTGAGAAGAATCTGCATATATTTCCATTTGGAAATCAATTGGTGTTGATGTAAGTTTACCGTATTCGAATACTCCTGTTTTATATACAAAAACTCTAACAAATGAATTAATAATTGCGATATCTAAATTGTCAATTTGAGTAAGTAGATGTGAATAACGAAATACTCCATCAAACCTTTGTAAATTATTTAAATTAAAATCTTCTAATAGAGATTCTATTCTCGAAGAAAGTTGACCAGATGACAACGATGTTCTATTTGAATCAAACTTAAACATAACGTCAAGATAAATATACGTAAAATCTGGATCAACAATAACTGGTTCAATACCAATTACTCTTTTTGATTCAAGTTCTTTTAGAAGATACGTCTTATCTAATTCCGTAAGAGTAGGTGCATCAAATGGTTTAATCGATGCATATACTTTACCATATTGCGGTGGATCATTATCTTCTCCTCCCCATACAGATACTGTTTCGATATTATTTAAAATTTGATTAATTAATGTTTTATAGTCAGTAGAAGTAACAGCTCTATTTTGAGCTATAAATGATAGAGGAGCATTTTGTCTAATACTTTCGATATCTTCTCTTTCACTACCATTTGTGGCTCCAGATAAAACTATAATGGATGTTGGTGATACTGTGCCTGGGCTTGTCCACGAAAATACATTAGCACCATTACCAGCATCTCCTCGAGTACTCAAATATTTAACTTTAATTACATTAAGAGATGCTGGTTTTTTACCAAAAATATTATCACCAAATTGAATCTCATAGTTTCCATCATAATTCTCATTAATAAAATAAGCAGCAGTCGATGGACCTACATTCGAAAGACTTTCAAATAAAGAATATGTTTCAACAGATGTTGAATATGCATTATCAAATACATCAACACTCATATGATCTAAATCAATCGAAGAATCTTCAATAATATATTTTTGATCAATATTTCCAGATTCAACAACATATGAAATTTCTTTCATTCTCCCCTGATAAATGGTAATTTCATCAAATACATACTGAGCGTTAATTTCGTCTAGCGTTACAGTATAATCATCAAGAGTAATATATGTATATGTTACTCCATCAATCGATGATGTAAGAGTCTGACCTTTAAAAAGTGTATAAGTAGAAAGATTACGATTAACTGATGAAGGGAATGTCAAAGAGATTTTTGCCATTGCAGCTGATTTACTTCGTGGAGTATAGCCAAGTAATTTAGCACGCGAAACAACATTTGATCTAATTTGTGCTGAATCAATAAAAGATTCATTCATTGCATTATGAGCAACAACAGCATTATAGTGTGTGTTATATGCCAATACATCTAAAAGATGATTGAGACCTGATCCTTCAAAATCCCAATCGCTATATTCTCCATCTGGATTATTTTTAAAATAATCTTTAAGGTTTTCTTTGATTGCATCAAAGTCTAGTTCTGTAACATTCAGTTGTTTCATTATCGTAATCGTTGTAAGTAAAAATTAATTTCTTCTCTTTTTGGTGAGAATATAACATTAAAACCAATTGTTACTTCATAAGAGTTTCTTTCGGAATTGTCTGTTACCTCAACTGTGTGACCATTTGTTCTAGGCTCGTATTTCTTTAACACATATAATATTTCTTCTTTAATTGACATTGCAGTAAAATTATCTGCTGGCTCAAACAATAGTGCTGTTACATTTGAACCAATTTCTGGATGAAATGGTCTTTCATTGAAGTTAGTTAAAACTAAGTTTTTAACCGCGTGTTTAACAGCTTCTAAATCTTTAACAGCAGAAATATCTTTTTTTGTTGGATGCACACCTGTAAAGAACATAGGGAAGTCCCTATATAGGTTTTGCATCGATACTTTATTCGGTGCTGGATTTATATCTGATAACGCCCTTGACATATAATCTATTTATATTAATTGAGGAAGATATTCGGCGCAGTAGTTACTTGATTTCCACCGTATGCTTCTGTACAAGTTCCACCAGTTGTTTGATAAAGAGTCTTTCCGATGGATTCTCTAGCAGATTCTTTAATATCAATAGATTGGTGACCATCAATATCAATAGTCTGGTCGAGCTGTACTTTGTGGACATGTTCTCCGCCGATATGCTCATACTTATTACCAGTAACCTGAATATTCCAGTCACCTATAATTTTAGTATTACATCCTCCATCAATTGTAAGATTGCAACCACCTTCGATATAAACATTCTCTCCTTTCGCAACAATTTTATAATTAGTTCCAACGATTACCTCTGTTTTATCACCGATTGGCGTAACTTCAGTGTATGTTCCAGTGCGGTGAATAGTAGATATTCTTTCTTTTCCAGGAGTTACATCGTACTCAACAATGTGTGCTGCTTCGTTTGCATCGTTTCCTCGTTCATATGCAGTCACATGATTCTGCGGGTATGTTGGAGTCATTACATCATCAATAGCTGGAAATTTCCATTCTGCTGCAGGTAAAGTTCCTTCTTTTTCGGGAGCTCTTACCTTTTCAGCTACAGTTATTTTTGGGTCGTATAACTCTCTTAATGAAGTTTTTTCTGTATAACTAAATCCTTGTTTATATTTTTCTTCTTTAACTTGTGCAGAGATTGGAGTATCAGGCATATTAAGATGTAATCCTAAATCTTCCTCTGGAGATTCTTCGTCATTTGGATCTGTTTTGACAGGTTTTCCAGCAATTGGAGGTTCGTCAGCATTTTTCTTATTACTTGGATATCGTTCA